TGATGACATTGTATACTTCCAAAGAAAACTTTACAGGTCATTGAACGTACCGATTTCCAGAATGGAAGCAGAACAAAGTTTTTCTCTTGGTCGTTCTACAGAGATTACCAGAGATGAATTAAAGTTTTCAAAGTTTGTGCAGAGACTTCGTAAGAAGTTCGCTGCATTATTCCAAGACATTCTTCGTACACAACTTGTTCTTACAGGGGTGATTGCAGAAGAAGAGTGGGATAAAATCAAAGAACACATTCAATACGACTACTTACAGGATGGTCATTTCGCAGAGTTGCGTGATACAGAAATCCTTAGAGAACGTATTGAGATGTTAGGAACTGTCGAACCTTATGTGGGCAATTTCTTCTCAAAGGCATGGGTAAGAAAACATATCCTACATCAAACTCAAGATGAGATTGATGAGATTGAGAAGGAAATGGAAACAGAAGGTGGCGGAGAAGAAAGTGATGATATGATGATGTCACATAAACCAACAAAGGGTAAAATGTTATGAGTAGAGAAATGATTGATGCACTTGCAGACGGAGACAATCTGTCAGCAGAGAATGAGTTTAAGAATGCAGTCTCACAAAGAGTGGGTGATGCACTTGAACTAAAAAGAAAAGAAGTTGCTGGTACTATGATTAAGCAACACATTCCAGAAGTAGAAGAGAATGAAGAGGTTTGATGAAGTAGTTCAATCTCTCCCAGAGAAAAATGAACACAAGAAATCAAAAGAATATAAAAAACTGTCTCCTAAAATGAAGGAGGCAGTTGACGATATCTTTCGTGTTATGGATGCGAAACCTTCAGATTTCCTAAATACTTTTGAGAAAACTATAAAAGACTCCGCAAAGAAGTTCAAAGTCAAAGAAAAAGACCTATTGAAGTACTTTGAGAGAGAAATGTTAGGAATGTAAGATGGCAAAATTAAAAATGTTAGGAAGTGCAATCAACGCTGCAACGTCAGCGGGTTCTGGTGCCAACTTTGATGGTGCAACTGTTGTATATTGTCTGAACACAAATGCAGCCGCACAGTTAGTTACTGTATGTAACTCATCAAACACCACAACTGGTTCATTCCACTTAGGTGCAAATGCAAGTCATTTGGTTATCAAGAACCCAACTGATAAGGTGTTTGCTGCGTCAGCGGATGTTAAACTTACACCTGTAGCGCATCACGCATAAGGGGAATACAATGAAACTTATTGCAGAACAGATTCAAGACGTACAATATCTCAAAGAAGAAGATGAGAAAGGTAAGTCTAACTACAAAATTAAGGGTATTTTCCTACAGGGAAATATCAAAAACCGCAACGGTAGAGTATATCCTGTTGAGGTTTTAGAGAAAGAAGTAAACCGTTACAACAAGGAATTCGTAGACGAAAATCGTGCATACGGTGAACTTGGACATCCAGACGGCCCAACAGTTAATCTGGAAAGAGTGTCACATATGGTTACTTCTCTTAAACGAGATGGTGACAACTTCATTGGTGAGGCAAAGATTATGTCCACACCTATGGGTAAGATTGTCGAAAATATTATGGATGATGGTGGTAAACTCGCAGTGTCCTCAAGGGGCATGGGTAGTTTGGAACAAAGAAAAGGTGCAAACTACGTTAAAGACGATTTCTACTTGGCAACCGCTGCCGATATTGTTGCAGACCCCTCTGCACCACAAGCCTTCGTAGAAGGTATTATGGAAGGTAAAGAATGGGTTTGGGATAACGGTATTCTCAAAGAAGTTGAGATTGCGGAAATCCAAGAGGATATTGAACGAAATATTCGTTCAAGAAATGCGAAATACCAAGCATTGGCCTTCGCAAAATTCCTCAAAAAACTATAATATTATAAATATAGTATAAGAGGATAACTAAATTAAGGAGACTCCCAAATGTCAGATTTAGATAAGACAATTGAGGAATTGGAAGCAGAAGTTACTGCGGAACTTGAAGAAGCAGCAGATGCCCCTAAAAAGGGTGCAGTTGCAGCTGAAAAAGGTGACAAAGTAGAAGGTGATACTGAAGACCTTGGTGCTCCAGTGGTTAAGGGTGACGAAAAGAAAGGCCCAGATGCTGCTAAGAAAATCAAGAAAGACACTAGTATTCCTGTTGCTGTAAAAGGTGACGAAGCTCCCCAAAAACTCAAAGAAGAAGATGAAGAGGATGACGAGGAAGACAAGTCAGACGATTCAGATAAAGAAGAAATGGACGAGAAAGAAGAAATCGTAGCCATGAAAATCAAATCCAAGAAAGATGCTATCAACGCAATGATGGATAAGATGAATGCTATGAATGCTCAAGATGCTAAAGAATACGCTGAATCTCAGTGTGGTGGAAAGCGTGAGCAGAAAGAATCTTTGGACATCGACTCCGTTGACGTATCAGAAGATGTTAAAGCTCTTGTAGAAGGTGAAGACCTTTCAGAAGAGTTCCAAACAAAAGCTGCTACAATCTTTGAAGCTGCTGTTAAGTCAAAACTCCGTGGTGAAGTCGAAAGACTTGAAATGGAAAACACTCAAACAGTTGCGGAAGAAATAGAAGCATTCAAGAAAGAATTAACTGAAAAAGTCGATTCGTATCTTGACTATGTTGTAAAAGAGTGGATGCAAGAAAACGAACTCGCTATTGACCGTGGGTTAAAAGGTGAGATTGCAGAAGACTTTATTACAGGACTGAAAGCACTCTTTGAAGAACATTACATTGATGTTCCAGATGAGAAGTATGACGTTCTGGAAGGTCAAGCTCAAAAGATTGAAGAACTTGAGTCAAAACTCAATGAAACAATCGAAAAGATGACTGCCATGAACAAAGAGAAATCCACACTGGTTCGTGAACAGGTAATCGCAAAGGTTTCAACAGACCTCGCTGAGACTGAAAAGGAAAAGTTTGAGGGATTAGTTGAAGATGTTGAGTTCGCAGATGAGGAAACTTTTACTGCAAAACTTAACACCTTAAAGGAAAATTATTTTCCTAAGACAGTTGCTACCCAAACCCTTGAGGAAGAAGTAGAAGCTGGAAAACAAGAAGTTGACGTTAGTGGCGCTATGGCTGCATATATGTCCGCTATCACAAAGACGAAGCCTTACGAGGACAAGTCTTTCAACATTGTGAAAAAGTAACATTTAATAAATAATAGTAATATACAAAACATAGGAGAGAACGAAAATGTTCAATTCAGAAAATTTACAGGAAAAGTGGCAGCCAGTACTTGAACATTCTGACTTACCAGAAATCAAGGACTCTTACAAGCGTGCAGTCACTTCTGTTATCTTGGAAAACCAAGAAAAAGCACTTAAAGAAGATGCAGCTTTCCTTTCGGAAGCAGCACCTTCCAACAACACTGCTGGTGTTAACAACTGGGATCCCATCTTAATCTCACTTGTTCGCCGTGCAATGCCTAACCTTATTGCATACGATATTTGTGCAGTACAACCAATGACCGGCCCAACTGGTCTTATCTTCGCAATGAAGTCAAGAATTGGTACTCAAGCTGGTGCAGAAGCACTGTTTGACGAAGCCGATACTGATTTCTCTGGTGCTGGTACTCATGCTGGTACTAACCCTGCTATCTTGAATGACAGCCCTGCTGGTACATTCACTTCTGGTACAGGTGATACAACTGCAAACATGGAAGCACAAGGTGACTCCGCTGGTAACGCCTTTGCTGAAATGGCATTCTCAATTGAGAAAGCAACCGTGACTGCAACTACAAGAGCTCTGAAAGCTGAGTACACAATGGAACTCGCTCAAGACCTTAAAGCAATCCACGGTCTGGACGCTGAAACAGAATTGTCAAACATTCTGTCTTCTGAAATCCTTGCAGAAATCAACCGTGAAGTTGTACGTTCTATCTACAAGGCTGCGAAGCCTGGTGCTCAAACTAACACAACTAACTCTGGTATCTTCGACCTTGACACAGACTCAAATGGTCGTTGGTCAGTTGAGAAGTTCAAAGGTTTGATGTTCCAAGTGGAAAGAGATGCAAACGTAATTGCTCAACAAACTCGTAGAGGTAAAGGTAACTTAATCATCTGTTCATCTGATGTTGCTTCTGCACTTCAAATGGCTGGTGTATTAGATTACGCTCCTGCTCTTAACAACAACCTTCAAGTAGACGATGCTGGTAATACTTTTGCTGGTGTACTTAATGGTCGTTACAGAGTGTACATTGACCCATACATGGCAAACGCTGCTGCAAAACAGTACTTTGTTGTGGGTTATAAAGGTACTTCACCTTATGACGCTGGTGTATTCTACTGCCCATACGTGCCGCTTCAAATGGTTCGTGCAGTTGGTGAGAATACTTTCCAACCGAAAATTGGTTTCAAGACTCGTTACGGTCTTGCTCAGAACCCATTCTCGACTGCTACTGCAACTGACGTTACCCTTGGTTCAAATGATAACGTCTACTACCGTAGAGTTCAAGTCGTCAACCTTATGTAATAATAAGAGTTGGGTCAACCAACCAAAACTTAAAAGGGGGAACTTCGGTTTCCCCTTTTTCTTTTCTGTATAAATAGTTCTATGGTACAGATAAATTCATTAAGTAGACAACCCACTGAACTGGATTATGCAGACCCTACTAAGTTCAAGTTCAGTATCAACAAACTTCCAAAGGTAGAGTATTTTACAACTGCCTGTAATTTGCCTGGCGTAAATCTAGGTGAATCTATTTTTCCAACTCCATTCAAACAAATCCCTGTCATGGGTGATGACCTTACTTTTGACAATCTAGAGATTACATTCCTAGTGGATGAGAAGTTAGAAAACTACATCGAATTACATCAATGGTTGGTTGGTATTGGTTTCCCTAAATCAAGAACACAATTCTCTAGTTTTAAAACTAGTAACTCTGATGCATTCCCAACAGACACCGCAACAACTGGTTCTTCGACATCGCCTGGAACTGCAACAGGTGTGCAGGCAATGTATGGTGATGCAACTCTCACAATCATGTCATCTAAAAATAATCCACTTGTAGAAGCAAGATTCCAAGACGTTTATCCTGTTGCGTTAAGTGGTCTTGCATATAATCAACAAGAAGGAGACATAGTTTATCTTACTGCAACTTGCACGTTCCAGTATAAGATTTACGAATTATTTACATTATAAATAGTCACAGGATGAGGTTCAATACCCTTGAACACCTACCATAGACTGTCACGGTCAATATATCTAACGCAAGGAAGATATGTAATCTCATCCCACTTGAATTGAAGGATATAGTATGAATTTAGAAGAACTACAAGAAATGTCCGCTAAGGACTTACAGATTGATGACACCAAACTAGACATCGAATCTCTGAAAATCCCAGAACTCTATGGGAAGTATCTCAAAATATTTACACGTTGGAACTTGTTGTTAAAACAGGTTGAGTCTAAACACAAAGTCCTGTTTCGTCAGAAGTGGGAATACTACGGTGGTAAGGCTGACCCAGAAGTATACAAAGAGAAACCTCTTGACCTCAAGATTTTGAAACAGGATGTA